AAAACCGCCTCTGAGGGGCGGTCATACGACACTGCTTATCATTGATTTTATTGGTAATTCGATATGGTGCCCGGGGCGGGACTTGAACCCGCACAGCCTTACAGCCGAGGGATTTTAAATCAGGCGCGATAATCATATAAATCAATCAAATAACGTCACTTTTCATAATATAGCCCCTAAAATTGCCTCAATGGATTCAATAGGTTAGAGGCTGGCATGGGGCTATATTATGAAGAAATTTGCTCAAATTATCGGCCTGCAAGGCTCATAGACGGCCAGAATCGTTGCCGTCACTTTTCCCAATACGACTACCCCTTCCAACCCCTCACCATCAATGGTTTCGCCATCCTGAGTGATAATTCCTGTGTTGAACAATTTGCCCAGCAGCGGGCTGTCGTTAAACTCATAATCACCCAGTTGAAATGCGACAAGTTCGCCGGGCGCTGGAGTAAGTGAGCGGTCCACCAGCACGAAACCGTCCGGTGTATGAACCAGCATCATGTTGTTCCGGTGAGGCATCAGAATGTCGTTCAGGTCGAGGCGGCGCTCGACGTAGTCCATTGCAGGTGAAGGGAAGCCCATATCTACCTCACATATCCCATGTTGCGTAACGACCACGTTTTGTTTTCACTCTCCTCCGTAACCAGCTCGAAGAAAAAGTTTTGGTAGCGTCGAATCCACCGGTTGCACTCCTGCAGCGTCCATGCGTGATTCAGGTCATCCAGCCGCTTCTGGAATGCCGCAGTGGTGAGTGTCTGCCGCCCTCTACTGTCCTGCGTTATCGATCCAACGAACGCCGCGTGTATATCACGTTCTCTCGCCATGCAAAATCCTCCTCTGACAAATACTGTATAGATAAACAGTAATATCTAACAGCAACTTTGAGCAAGTCGAGGTAAGTAACAAATTTGTAAAGTGATTGATGACTTGGGATTTTTTTGTTGGCGGTTATGAATGTCCGTGACTAATCTCAAATCATACCCGCCGTCTACTGAGATTGGCGCGGTTTAACGTCTGCCCCGTCGCCGGGCTTTTTTAGGCGCTGCGCAATACAGACAGCGCGATGCTATCTCCCAGGTCTGGCCGGTGATCTGAGAGAATCAGAATCATGCTGGCGATAGTTTCTATTGATACCGACCCTCCCTCAGCTATCAATTGCCAGACAGCCTCTCCCATTGCCATGCACGCTGCGTCATAAGCCTGAGCCTCGAATTCCTGTTCCATAATGCCTCCTGGTATGTTTGAGAGGTCATAATATCGGCCTAAACCTTAACCCGCACGTTGATAGTTAAAATTTGCGAGGCGTATTCCAGACGCGTTATCACGGGTCACAATGATCTAACTCAAATCGCCTGAACACCTGCCATATATGATTAGTCCGAGAATGTGAAGTTTAAAAGGATTTATATAGAATGAGTCACGAACAGAAAAAATTAAGTTCAATACAGGCCATGCGCGGCCTTGCGGCAATGCTGGTTGTAATGTTTCATTTCCGAACCGACTTGGCATCGGACATTCCTTTGGCTAACTGGATTTTTGCTCAGGGTGCAATCGGGGTTGACCTGTTTTTTATGATAAGTGGATTTATTGTTTATTATGTTACGGTAAACGAAGATGGCGGAATTAAATCCTCAGCCGTATTTTTCACTAAGAGAATTTGCCGTATTGTTCCACCATATGTCATAGCGACAATTTTTATAGCAGGTAATTCATGGGATAAGTGGTATTCAGCCCTGCATGCTTTCACTTTTCTTCCTGCTAACATTACACAGCCTGCTCCCTTCTTTGGTTACCCGCGACTTTTTGTTGGCTGGTCGCTTAACTATGAATTTGTTTTTTATGGCATCTGTACTCTCGCCTTAATTTTTCGAAAGTATAAATACTTTGTTATCACATTAATTATTGCGTGTTCTGTCTCACTCCCAGTCATTACTCATGGTTACAGGACTTCTTTGCCTAGCATAAATTATGGATATCATGGATATTTGGCACTGTTAACCAACGGGATGATGTTAGAGTTTTTAGCTGGTCTGTTTATCGGATACATTGCAATCAAATTCAGGCTATATTACTCAAAAATGGTTGGCAGGGCAGCTATTACCCTAGCCGCTCTATTATTTACATATATTTCCCTAGGCTTTGGTTCGACTCCAGGGAACGGGAATTATGATTTTTTTTGCGCTTCTTTTTTCTTACTACTTACAGTTTCCAGTTATGAATTTCAGTTTGGAATAAGACTCCCTAAATTTTTAACTTCGGTTGGCACCATATCGTTTTCAGTTTACTTGATGCATCCGCATGGCTTGTCAATAGCCAGAAAAATCATATCCCGACACTATCACGAATTACATTCAGGATTGCTAACATTCTTGTTAGCGCTGACCCTTACTGCGATATTTTCGATTATATTCTATAGGCTATTTGAAACCAATCTGTGCAATTCGATAAGGAAAAAAATACTTCCTAACCCTAATAAATCAACAGTTGCTTAAGGTGCAAGTTAAGCCGTCAGAAATGGCGGCGATTTAAATTTCGGGCTTGCTCGGCCACGCGATCAGGCCTAATGCTCCTTCATCACTAATGTTGCTGAGGTCTAGCGATTTCAACGCTTTAATGTAAGCCATCCACTCAATCAGGCTTGCTTTGTCCGCGTCACTGATCATGCCCAGTTGTAATTCTGTTCGCCAATCCGCTGTTACCTCACTGGCAGTGGTTAGCAAGTTCTGGCGCTGTTGCTCACCCCTCGCCTGCCAGTCAATCGCGGGGGCTGTTAAAACAGGTCTGCCGCTGTCATCCGCTGCAATAATTCTACCATTGGCCTGTCCATCAAAAAGTGCTTTGTAATCATCAACCGAAACCATAACTGCATCGGTGGGCCAGCCATTTGCAGAGGCTTCGTAAATATCCCGATCGCATTCACGATAAAAACCGCCGGTCAGGGCGCTGTAATAATATTGCAGGTCCATTTATTCAAACTCCGTAAGCAATATAACGAACATACTGTGTCCGATCCATATTTCGTGAGGCGTTCGTGTCAACGATCACGTGCGCACCAGTAGTCGTCAAATTTTGAAATGCAGCGCAGGCCACATATCCAGCTGCAGACGCCTGATCCGCAGCGCTGCCCACAACCGACACAACACCATTTGGAAATGTCAGCGGAAACGCAAACGAGGCACTGCCTGTACTACCTGATACAGGCACAGCAACCGTGCCTGCCTGAATAATCAATCCTGTTGCACTATCTCTCCACCATCCTGCCCCAGGGTTGCCGGTATTTTTTAATTGAAAATTCGGCAGCACCCATCCGCTATTATTATTATTAATCGAAGCAGTAATTTGATTATTCAGCGCGACATTAAGCGCATTAATCTGCTCAACTATCCAATTATTCGCATACCCGCCCCAAACGGGGCCATAAAGATTGCCATCAGGTGCAATGAATCCCTGACCCGCATAAACCGAACTGGGCGCGTGAATGGTCCCATCATTGCGAAACTCAAACGATTTAACTGTGTTGTAACCATCAATCAGAATCTCTACATAGGCATGGCTACTGACAACCTCAACCATGCGAAAACAGCCCGATGCCCCGTCTTTGAAATCCATGTCACCGCCACGGTTTTTCATGACGGCACGGAACATAGGTGAATAAAGCGCCTGTCCAGCATTGCCGTTTTTGAGATTAGACACTAATGAAATGCTGGCCTCTTCATTGAGATACCCGCCTGATTTCGGATATGCGCCGCTGACCTGCGAAACAGTCGGCGGATTTTGTGTAGTGAAAAGCTCGCCGACGTCCGTCGCATCAACGGTTATATGTAATTTCCCGTCCTCTCCCCAATCCATGTAAAAACGATGATTGCCGGACGAATGTTTACCACCATTAGCCTGGACTGCAGCCCAGTTACCGACGAGATTCAGCCCTAAATTTTCCAGGGCTTTAGCAATATTATTCAGGTCACTTAAATTTGCGTCCTGCCTCAAAAACAGGCCATCGCCTGTGGCCACCTTAAGTTCAATGCTGGCGGATTCATTAACGGCCAGACGAAACTGCAGGTTGACGTTGATACCGCTGACCGGTTTTTCAATGGCAGCGCAGTTCGCCACTGCGTAGAGTTCTCCGGTATCTGTTAACAATCCCACCTCACGGATGGTGAACCCGCCCACATCAGCTGGTACAACGAGATGAGCTACCCACTGGTTAGATTGCTCCTGAGATACGTCCAGCCTGGATATAGCATGGCGGTACGTTTCACGGACCAGCGATGTTTGGGCTGGGTCAGGAATTGCGGCCTTCCCGTTACCATCACCGATCACAAAATCTTTGATAATGACCGGCGTGCCGTTTGCAGACGACGCCGCCTCCAGCTCTTTCCCCCGGTTTGTGAGGATGCTGTAATATTGCTCTGCCACGATTATTCTCCAGTCTGAATCACAGCGTCGATGTATGCAGTCACCGCACCGCCTGTGTAGTATTTCCCTGCTGCACCCACGTCAGCGATCACATCAATACTGCTGAGATAGCTGCGTAAGTTTTTAGCTTTATCCACCTGTCGCCTTATACGGCTATACAGGCCGTCGTCTATGCCCTGCAGGCTGTAGACTTCAATACGGAACGTGTAGGGTGCTCTGCGCGGGTTTTCCTGCCACCACTCAATAACAGTAGTGGGCAGGCTGACCGCCCCCAGTGCACGACGTACAGCGCCTGCAGTTCCCCGATGCTGATGAACATAAGCAGCATCGCGGCACACCTGACGCTTTTCTTCCTCGGTCCAGCTTTCATCCCAGAAATCCACCGATAATTCCCATGCCAGCCAGGGCAGCAGATGGAATGGGCAGTCATCGGCACTTTTAACTTTTCTGACAATGCCGGTGTCAAGGGCAAGAATTTGCTCCAGCCCTGCCTGCTCCTGTGCGCGCTCCTGATGAATGGCATTCTGGGGCAGCAAAGAACGAAATTTATCAGCCATTTCCCACCCCTTTTATCGTGACGTTTATTGCCTGACACCAGGGCGCTTTCCCCATCTCAGCCTCAATATCAGCAGCAGGGCTGGTCAGCCTCACCCTGACCACACCAGGCTGTTGTAGTGCGGCATAGACGGCGGACAAAGGGATGACTGTTTTAATTCGGTGAGAGAGTGCTGCGTAACTCGTTGCAACGCTGATCGCATTATCCAGCACCGTTTTTGAATCAGGCCCATCAGGAATTTCCAGCTCTGCTGTGATGGTGTAACGTTCGATGACTGCGCTCTTTACGCTTACGAAATCCGTCAGCGGGCGAACCTCGTCAGCGCTCAGGTTGGCTGACGTTTTATCCAAGAGTGTCTGAGGGGCTGTGCCGTCACCCGTTCGCGACAGCACGTATACGTCCACCTCTCCCGGACGGCTGTGATCCTCTGGCCCATATGCATCTGCATCCAGCACATCAGCATCTGCAGACCGCGCATGAAAACGGTATGCGTTACGCGCTCCCGCGGTATTAAGCTGCGCCCATGACAGCTGGATACGTTCGCGATAGGCGTCGTCATCTTCCAGCTCCGCATCAACAGGCGGAACGGCATCAGGGTCTGCTGGGGTAATGACATAACGTTTAACATTGAAATTTGCGCCAATCTGATCCAGGTCTGCGCCCATGGCGCTTGCCAGAAATACGGCGCGCACGGCGTCATTGACGCGCTGAAATGCCAGCATAAGCTGATAAGCATTTGCCTCACCCTGTTTATATGTCGGGTCTGATTCCACCAGCGCATCATATACCGGGTCCAGTTCGCGCAGGCGTGCGAGCCATCGGGCAAAAATGTTTGACGCGTCAGGCACCATAATGGCGTCCGGAACCTCCAGCTCCGACAGATTGATCACATCAGAACTAATTGCCATAGATGGTTATGTCCCCTGTGGTTGTTAAAGTGCCGGTTTCTTTATTGATCCCCTCAATATCCACGATGAATGTAGATTGATCATCGGGCAAGGAAACCACAATCCGCCTTACCTGCAGTCGCGGCTCCCAGCGTGAGATGGCTTTAGCTGTCGCCGCAATAATCCGTAACCGGGTAAGATCATCTCGAGGGGCATCTGCCAAATCCGGCAGCTCACTGCCGTAATCACGTACCAGCACCCGGCTGCCTATCGGCGTGGTCAGGATGTCGCTGCACGACTGACGCAAATGCGCCGAACCCGACAGGCGCTTGCCTGTCAGGATGTTTACACCATTCATGAGAGTTATCCGTTAACGTAGGAGTGATAGATTTAGCCGAAATAGGCTGGGCCGGTTTTGTCTTTTTTGCCCTTATTTCCCTTCGCTTTAATGTTTACCACCAGGTTAAAGGTGAAACTTAGCCCCGATGGCGTCATAGAGAAAACCAGGGATTCCACCAGCCAGGAACGATCTTCTCTGGAGCCAAACCCAGACGTTATAACGACAGACTCTGCGGTTAGCTCGATATGTCTGGGCCGGCATGGGCCAGTGAGCGTCATTTTCTTTTCGTTACGCTGTGCCTGTGTTTTGCGGGATTTAGCCTGCTGATCTGCTGTAGATTTTCCAGGCTGGGTATAGGGGCTGGTTAGTGCGGGACCATCGTGATCAACTGATGTGGTTTTCGTTCTGCCGTCAGCATCATCAAAATAGCGCACGCTGATTTTCTCTTTTTTCTCGCCTGCTCCGGTTGAGCTGCCGCGCTGCCCCTCACTGTATGACCAGGTAGAGAGTTCATCAGGACTAATCGTAATACTGCCTGTTGATTTGCCGGTGGCTGTTTTCAATTCACCCTGCATCAGAAATAACCAGTATCCGCCAGCAGGTTTGCTTATGGCATTGTACATTCTCGCCAGCCGCGACATCAGATTGGCGTCTGATTCAGCCACCTGATCGAGGTGACCGATATGGATATCAGCAAGCTCAGCTGCGACTCTCGGTTTCAGCCCGTTGTCTGCGGCTACGGTTTTGACGAGATCGGCCAGCCGGATATCATCCCAGCTGCGCGTTTTGTGGCTCAGCACATTACCGGGATGTTTCTGAGCGTTCATCGGGGCCGCTGTGGCATAGATTTCAATACGCCTCGGAGGGCCGCTGCTGCTCACTCCACACACAACGAAAAAACCCTTATCAACCAGCCTGTCGTTAAAGCCCAGCGCCACCCTTAAACGTGCGCCTTTAGATGGAAGTGGGAGCTTTGCAGAAATGAGTGATATTTTCAGCTCGTCCGCCTTAGCTGTAGCACCGCCATTATCAGTGAGGGTGAGTTCAGTCAGGCACTCCCGCAGGGCGCGGGTAATGTCTTTGCCCTCTGCGCTTACACTGAATGCAGGCGCATACTCAGGTTTTGCAATCTGTTCAGCCATGTTAATCCCATAAACTAAATGCCGAATCAGTAACCGGCGTGGTCAGGTCAGGGAGAGTAATGGCTAATCCAGCAGGCAGAATGGCATCCCTGTCTGCCAGCCCCCGATTTGCCTCCAGTACGGCTGAAACGTTGGAGGACAGATTTGCAGTGCCATAATGTTCTGCGCAAATGGCGTCCAGCACATCGCCATCACGGGTTTGATATATCGTCGGCATAATGTTTTAACGTCATCGTCCAGTTTTTATTACGGTGTCCGCCTCCCGGCAGGAACCGATCAGTTGTATCGCTGAATTGAGTTACCGCCCACCACCCCAGCACATCGCCCTCACCACTCACCAGCAACTGTGGCTGAGCCAAATCGGCCAGGTCGTAAAGATCATTAACCGCATCTACGCCGTTACGAAAGAACGCATGTGCCTCGCCATCAAGCCGCACCGTCCGTCCGGGTTTTCCTGTGTACTGCAGCAGGCTCTGTTTGCCTATCCTCTCCTGTTCGCTCCAGTTCCATATGGCCTCACGTGAGAGTGATTTATACGCTGTGGTATCAATGGAAAATGCAAAATCGCCCAGCATCATCATGACGCGGTCAGCCTGACCGCCACGGATCGCGGAATGCTGCGCCTGACCGGATGCTTCAATTAATGGAATTATCTCACTCACCAGATAGCACCTCCATCCAGCATGCTGTTATCACCGGTGAATGCCGGGTTGGTTTTGGTTATAGCCTCCACCTCATCAGCAATCCCGCGCTCGCTCTGTCCCTGCGCACCATTGATTTCGAACCGGTATTCAAATTTCCGGTTATCGGTCATCTGGTACGCTTTCTGCTGACTGTCAGCTACATCAAGGCCACTGCTTAAATCACCCCAGCTCCTGCCTGAATGGGCATCTGAAGTGGCAGAATTGATTTTCAGGGCGTCCGGGAAATCAGGCAGGGCTTCTTTCTTCGCCGTAAGATAAGGATCGAGCGACTTATCAAATGCCTCATCGTCATCGTTGAAAAAGCCACGGGTAGAGGTAAATGATTTTTTAACCTGTTCCGGCAATTCCGGGTGCTGCTTCAGCTGCTGATCAAACCACTCTTCCTGACCGTTGCGTTTTGCCGTCAGTCTGGCGATATCGACCGAACCCGTCATTGCCAGCGATTTCAAAACATTTTTTTGATCCCCCCGCTCATCGGGCAGTAGCCAGGAAAGTTTTTTAGCCAGGGCATAAATAATTTTTCCGACATACACCACCCCCTGACCAAACGTCAGCACGCCGGGATACAGGTCATTACGCAGAAAATTGACGACTTTGGTGATGCCGCCGCCTTTAAACCACTCCGCCAGATCGTCTGTCAGATTGCGGATGCCTGGCGACAACTGATTTCCCAGCTGCCCCGATATCTCAGCTCCTGCGCTGAATAAAACAGTTTTAAGGTTCTCAACCGCTTTATTGCCCTCCACCGCGCCATCAGCACCCGCTTTGGTGACGAGGTTATAGCGGTGCTGCTCATCCATTAAGTCGCGATAGCTCTTGCCGGATTGTTTTACCAGCATCAGCAGCTTGCTGGCCTCACCGCCGAAAAGAGAATCCAGAGCGAATGAGGCTTTTGACTCATCTTTAAGGCTCAGCGCCCGTTCAATGATTTTACTGAACTGCGCCATATCGCCCAGGCCAGCCATGTCCCCCGCTTTGAAACCCAGCGTTTCAAAGGCGTCCTGCAGTGCCCCCTGCTTGCCGTTCTGTTTGTATTCGCCGGATTTATGCAAATACTCCTCAAACAGGTCACCAAAATTCTCGCCGGTCATGTCGTACTGTTTTGCCAGCGAATCCCAGGCATTGTAGGTCTCCACATCAACACCATAGCTGCGCGCTACGCCGGTTTGTCGTGCCGTTTCGGCATTGGTGGCCGCTGGCGCTATGAGCGACGCCAGCGCGGTGGCAACCACGCCACCGCCGCCAATTCCCAGCCCCGGTGCTACCATGCCCCCGAGATGCCCACCGACGTTTAAGCCTCGCCTGAACAGTCCGCCCGCTTTGCCCTTAAAAGCCTGCATACGCTCACCACGCTGAATCTGGCGGTTGAGTTTTTGCTGCTCTGCCTCGGTTTTGTGTATCTCACGCGTCACCGAACTGTACTGACGTTTCAAATCGCTGATGCTGTTTCCGGCCAGCTTGGCTTTTTTGATCTCGGTGGCGAGTTTTGTTTGGTCCTTAGTGAGGCGTTCAGATTCTTTTCCGACCGCTTTCAGGTTCTTCTGCAGGTCAGTCGCTGAGCGCTTCCATGAACTGTCGACATTGCCGCCAAACGTTATGGTGGCTTTAAGATTTTGACTTATTCCGGCCACGGCTTAATGCCTCCATTTCGTCAAACAGAAAATCAGAAAACGTGCTGAATGGCATATTCAGATAGTCCCCCATCGGGAAATGCAGCCGCCTGCCCAGAAAGCGTATAGCCCGAATCAACTCTCCTTCGGTCGCTCTCCGGGCGGGAGCATAAAAACATTGAAGGCGTCCGTTAGCTGCGAATAATCCGCCGCTGTCAGCAGCCAGATATCCTGTTCGCTGAGGTTGCACAGCTGCGCAATCATTCGCGCCTCCCTCTCCTCTTCATTGCCGCGATCTTTTGCATGCGCGATGCGGTCGCGCACCAGCGGTTCGCGCATGTGAACAGCGTTTAACTCCGCGCCACCCTCCAGCGTGACCGGGGTGAACAGTTTGATGGTTCTTGTTTCGGCAGGAAAACTCATACATAACTCCTGAAATAGAAAACGGCCCGAAGGCCGTTATGAGTGAAGGATTAAGGGGCAGATTACAGGCGAACTTTTGATGCCAGTCCGGCCAGTACGTCAATGCCGTTGACGCGCCGGGCAAACCGCTCGGTGTCGATTTCAAACAGCTCCTGACCGTCTTTAGTCTGTTTGTAATAACTGACCGCAATGTCAACCGTGATGGCGTTCTCTGACAGAGTGTCTTTACCCCGCGCATCCGGCGTCACGGTATGCACAAATCCCTCGATTTCCTCAATCGTTCCCAGCGCGGTGCCGTTAGCCAGATATCCCTGATAGGCAGTGAAGCGCGGGCGGCTGCCACTGACGAAGCCAAATGCCGTCAGCATGTCGGTATCGATGCCGTAGAATTTAATCTGACATGTCAGCGCCTCCATGCCGTCATCAACGGGTGTCGGTGCGTCCTGCGCGCCGGTACGCAGATCGGTTTTGACAATCGCCAGTGTCGGCGGCGTGAATTCGTGTGCGCCCTGAATGCGCACGCCCTGCCGGAAAAACGTCCAGGCACGTAATGTGTTTTTAGTACTCATGCGGCCAGCATCTCCTCAAGCGCATAATTGTTATTAACCCGGACGCGCAGGCTGATCAGCTCGGTTGGCGATTTCGGACCAAAATCATAATTGATATACAGCTCACCCGCCGCCAGCGTTTCAGCTGTATTCAGTTCCTCATCCAGCCAGGCTCTGCCACCGAAAATCGCACCGAGACCCACCAGTTGACGCATATAGGCATTAATAGTGCCGATAATGTCATCCGCGTTTTCACGATCCAGCGGGCGGTCCACATACGGCAGCATGGCCTCCTGAATGCTGTCCTCAATGACGTCCGCCGTTCGGCGCACCGATTCAAAATGCCACTGCGGATCGTCCGCGCACAGGCGGTTGCCCCAGTGTTTAAATCCTGAACGACGCACGATAGTTGAGACGTTCTGCATGTTCAGCAGGTTGGCATCGCAGTTTCGTTCGCCGAGGATAAATTCATCAATCTGCTCAACGCCGAGGATATTGTTGATGTCCTGATTGGATTTGCTCCACCACCAGCCTTTTTCAAAATCAATCCGTGCGCGCAGTCCGGCAGCAAAGGCGGAGTAAGGCCGGTAAACCAGCTGGCCATCAGAGTTGCTGACCTGAACGCGCGGACGCAGCAGTTCGGTGCGTGCGCCATAGGACTGGCGGCGCTGAACAACTTCCTGCAATGTCGCCCCTGATTTGCAGTCCACATAGGCCACGGCACGCAGTTTTCCGGCCACCGTCTCAAGCGCCTTGCCCACGGTATCGTCCTCACTGAATCCGGGTGCAATAACAATGCGTGGCTGATAGGTTGTCGCAGATTTAGCTGAAGACAGTTTTCTGATGCCCGCCAGGATGGCGGCGTGCTGTTTTGTGGCGTCAGCGTCATCAGCAACACGCACAACCACCGTCAGCGCATTGCGTTGATCGTTAATTTCTGACAGAGCCTGCGCGAGCGTACCGGCATTACCGAGCCGGGACAGCATCGTGGTGCCAGCAATGGCCACCGGCACATTTAGTGGAAACGGCTCATCCTCTCCGCCGCTCAGTTGAATATTAAATGGTGCAACGATCCCGGTCCCGGTAGCCACAGCATTCACATCCGCGAGCGGCTTTATGGCGGCTGCGACTTTAGCGGCTGTTGCAGTTACAATGCCCTTTTCATCACAGCCAAGCGTAATGCTGAGTTTCTGGGCGGAGCCATTCCATTGAGCAGAGATTGGAATTGCTGCGGGCTTAACCGCATCCGGAACGGCTGCAACGGCCTCAACGGCGATCACGTTTCCCATCCTGCCGGGGGTTGTTGCCGTGAAATCAATTACATTATCCAGAATGGGTGTGCCGGTTGTTGCACTGGCAATCGTTCCGGCTGATGCGTCAGGTGCCGTACCTACCAGACCAATAATTGCTGTCTGAATCGTTGTTACTGCAACGGTGCCAGAGGTTAACTCTATTGTTTCAACACCATGTAAATCTGACATCTGTTTTCTCCAGGCATAAAAAAACCTGCCGAAGCAGGTCACATTTTCTGATTAGGTTCTCCGGTCGTTCCGCCGCTGTCGCCGGGGTGGTCATGGTCGTTATGCACCTTCCTGATGGCGCTCATAGTGCCGGTGCCGTCGCCGATGCTGCCAGTTGCGTCGAAATCACCGTTCACATGGGTATCAGCATTAATCTGCGTTCTCCCCTGTACGGTCAGCGTATCCGTGATTTCTACAGGCCCATCCAGCGTGCCGGTGCCAGTAATTTTGTATGTCCCTCCTTCAGCGATTTTAATCGTCAGGGCGTGCGCTTCCCGGTCATATCTGATTTCGGTACCATCGCTATAGCGGGTGATGTGCTCACTGTCGCTGCCCTCCGGTACAGGCATTGCCCCCGTATTCCAGCCCGGAAATACCCGCCCGTTATTCAGCTCACCGGCCTCAGACAGAACGGTGACGGCATCACCCACCGCGCAGGGGTTTGAGTCGGAGCGGTTTGCACCTGAAAAACCCTGACAAAGCGGCAGCCATGTGGTGACGATATCACCGAGATCGACGCGACATTTTGGTTGTTTCTCATGGCGCACCGAGTGAATCACGCCACGGCGGATGAGATTAGCCAGACGCCGCTGCAGGTCTCCACTGATATCACTCATCGGGTTTTGACTCCCAAATCAGCTGATAATCATCAACGTGCGCACACCCCACATCAGGTGATTTACCCAGCCACACTTTACGCAGAGGCACACCTGTAGACTCAAACGGATCGGGGCCAAATGCGGCTGATTGCGTGAATGAAATCCGCCAGACCAGGTAATCATCCATGCGGGGATCAAATTCATCACGCTCGGCTGATATGAATTCTGCTGGCTCAATATGCTCCAGGCCGAACTGCTGACCGTTCACCCATTGCGTAATGTCTGCTGCTGCGGTTCGACTGAAAATCTCAGGTTTACTGGTGCTGGCTCCATATGCGTCAACCACAACAAACAAATCACAGCTCAGGGAGATAGCCAGTTGGCCCTCGTTACCCCCGGCCTGCTCCCAGCTGTTAATCGTGAAATACACAGCTGGCGTAACCAGCCCGGCGTATCTTGGAATGTTTTTTTCAGGATAGGCATCAGCGTCTTTTACCCATTCTATTTTTTTCAGCGCCTTAATCACGGCGTCATGGTACTGCCCCAGCAGTAATGGCTCAGCCATATCCTTCACCTCAGACTGAAATTTTTGCCTTTACGCGCCCGCGCAAATCACTCTCGAAATGGTGCATAAAAATCTCCATGACCTCCGCAAATGCGTTGTCCTCAACGTAGTTCAGCATCGGTTCATAGATATCAATTTCAGCATCACGGGTGCGGCGCGTTTCCGGGTCACGAATTACTATCGTGCGTCGGTTGTCGCGTCGACTTCGTGCCACCTCCCCATTCTCAAACGTGCGGGCTGACAGCAGGTTTCCTTTAGGGATGAATCCGACTGTGTTAGCCCGTCGCCGCGATTTAATAAACCGGCCCGTATTTTTATCGCGCCGATCATGATGTGGCCGCACACGGCCAGAAATTTTCCCTTTCAGGTCTTTCACCTTTACCGCGTTCAGGCCAAACCACAGCCGGAAATTATCCAACGTGGATGCCGAGACTGGCTGAACACGGAATGAGAGGAGACGACGGCGCACCATGTTCATGCTGCGCGGCGAAAGGCCATCTTTCATATCGGCAAGCGCCCGCTTTCGTAGCGTGGCTCCTGTTCGGGACAGTGCCCGTGAATACGCGGCACGAAACTGTTTTTGTGTAGCTCCGATTTTCTCCGCAATCCGCCAGATAGCGGTAACGTCAATATCAACGGGCAAATCCCGCCGTAACCGCGCCTCACGCGCCATATCAGCTACTCCACTTATTTATCTCAGGCTGAGGTTTTCCCGGCTCACCGAAGGCCAGTGAAACGCGGGTGCGTCCCTCCTCATCGGTTCCTACGTGAGTGACACGGTAGTTAACATCATTCACCATGACACCGTGGCCCTTAGTCAGGCCACCGATATCTGCCGTCATGGCGCTGAATGCCGGGGAGTAGTCCTGAACTTCACCGCCACCCGGCACGCTGACCGGGGAATCGGGTGATTCGAATATCACCATTACCGGTCGTGACTCCTCGCCAATCAGAAGCATGGCGGGAGCCTCCTCTGCAAATGCCCGGTTAATCCGGGCATCCGCTCTTCCCAGCCGCAAACGGAAGCGGTTCATCAGAAGCCCAGCCGCACGGCAACAGACTCGTCACCGGCTTCAGCATCCGCCCAGGCAGTACCGGCAAGAGGATTAGGCGTAGCATCTTCACCTGCTTCCGCCGTCACCTTGCCGTCTGCAAGATAGAGTTTCTGGCCCGTCCCGATAGACTCTGCCGCTTTTGGCAGTACAAACACCCCAGCCGTATGAAGCGCACCCCATAAACCCGCCAGAATATCGTCATGCGCTACACCCACCAGCGCCCCCACAACCACTGCCTCGCCGGAGGCAATTTCAGTAGCGCCGGTGTTGAGATAATCAATCGTTCTGCCGTCCTGCTGATAATTCGTTGCCATCTTTACTCTCCAATGAAAAAGGCGGCCTGCGCCGCCTGGATATAAGAAAGCCGCCCAGAGGCGGCTTATTTGTTGGTGACTTTAACCAGGCCCCGATGATCCAGAGGGGCAACACCTGCATCAATGCGAACCTTGAACGCCGCACCATCAATGGTGAATCCCTGCTGCTGTTCCAGATACGGGGTATCAATGCCATCCAGATAGGCGACCTCAATAGTGTCGCGGCCCTGTGCTGCAGCCAGGTAGTAATCAGTCGCGCTGCTGTCATCCAGGCGCGCCTCCGACATGACCTCCACAAAGTTCTGAATCGGGTTATTAATGCCGCTGTTAACATCAGCACCGGGAACGCTGGCAGATTTGATCAGCTGGTTGGCGCGTGACTCGATAGCGACGGGTGCCAGCATAAACGCAGGGCGAATATTCAGGTTGCGCTCACCTGATTTCTGCAACTTCATCGCCTTGCGTGCCGTGTCCAGACCTTCAATGCTCAGACCGGCTTTAATCAGGTTGCCGTGGTCGGCATGGAACAGCGGCTTACCGTCTGACATTTTCGGGTTGCTGGTCAGGACGGCCCAGACCAGATCGCCTACTGTTGCTCGGGCTGCACTTCCCATCGCCTGCGGAATCCCGGTCAGCATGGATAAATCATCATTGATGATGGCCTGACGGTCGATGCTGAACAGGTTGCCGTAGGTTGCCAGCGCAATCGGCTCACCACGATCTTTCAGCGTGACATATTTATATTCTGCGCCCGGACGCACCTTGCTCAGTGTCGGGAACGTCTCAAGACCAACGCGGTGCGCCGTTTTGAAATCAGTCAGAATCCCTTTCCGCGTCCATTTATCAAAAATTTCCTCGGCCTCATTCCAGCCCATCAGCGCCGCCTTATTAGCCACATCCATCAGGATGTTGCCAAAATCGCTGCTGCTGTGGGTGAATGCCAGCCCCACCATTGCCATCGGAGTCTGATGACCGGCAATACCGATCCCGCGATCTACCAGGGAAGCACGTGCCAGCTCCCGAAGTGTGTAGCCTGCGTAAGCGTTATCTTTTTGCTCTTCTGCATAGCCCACGCGGGACATGATCGCAGCGCGAACTGAGTCGCCCACCAGATTGCCGTTACCCGCATGCAGATGAATTGCACCCGGACCGGCGAGCGGCGTTGTACCGGCAGCCAGCGCGGTAAGCAGTTTGCCGCGTGCAACTTCCGCTGAGCATGACATATCACTGATACATTCGGTGCGCAGAGAGGCAAAGGCCGGAAATGCCTCAAACACTGCGCTAACGGCATTAACGCGCTCAGCGTTCGCCGTCTGCATCTGCTGCTGCAACTGAACAGCCAGTGCGCCGATATCGATGCTGCCTGCCTGAACCGGCGCGGGCTGGTTGGCTGCTGCCTGCGGGGCAGGAACCTGCGGCGCTGGCGTCTGAGTATTTGTGTTTCCTTCAGCGCGCGGCATAAACAGTGATTGAAGTTGTTGAGGCATGTTGGTGTAGTCCTTCATTTTGTTTTCATTCATACAGGCTGCTGCCTGCAGTTCAGGTTCAAGGGTATTGGCAAAACCTTTTTCAACGGCCTCTGCACCGCTCAGCCAGGTTTCGGCTTTAAGCATTGCCTCAAGCTCTTCACGCTCAAGACCGGTTTTATTCATGTAGGCGTTGAGCATCAGCGCCTCATTACGATCCAGGAAGTCTGCGTAATCGCGCATTTCGTCGGAATCGCCAGCAATACCGCCCCACGGTTTATGGATCATGATCCAGGCATTTTCTGGCATGTGTACGGTGGCACCCGGCAGGCAGACAATCATGGACGCCATACTGGCGGCCACGCCGTCTATCCAGATATCCATCTTGGCTTTGAGGCGTGAAAGAGTGTTGTATATGGCAAATCCCTGCATCACATCACCGCCGGGGCTGTGAATATGCAGGTCAATCGCGCTGGCCTCGAATACGCCAGCCTCTCTGCAGTCGGTAACAAACTGCTGTGCTGTGATGCCCCAGCCGCCGATCACGTCATAGAGATAAATTTCTACCCGCCCTGCTGCCAGTGCGCGAATCTCATACCAGCACTGACCGTTTGCCGCATCGACACCGGCCAGCGAGGCTTGAGGGTTAATCAGTTTTTGAGTCGTCTGACTCTTTTGATGTTGCATCTAACACCACTCCTTTATCGTTGGCGGCGTCGGAATCGAACACCAGCCCATGTTCCCGGTTGTATTCGGTCTCGCGCAGACGCTGGCGCTTAACCTCCTGCGGATTTTTGCCAC